ATGGGCCAAGGACAACCCAGTCCAGAACAAGTGCAGCAGCTGATGGCGATGGCACAGATGCAACAGAAGATGCAGCAACAAATGACACTGGGAAGTCCACGGCAACAACGAGCTGATAGAGTTTCTACACATATGAACTGGATGCTGACACAGGAGATGGAAGATTGGGAAGCAGACATGGATTGCCTTCTCCACGTCCTGCCAGTTGTTGGGCAATGCTACAAGAAAAGCTATTTTAGTGCACAAGATGGGCATAATATTTCTGAACTGGTATTACCAGATGACTGTGTTGTTAGCAAGGGGCGGTCGAGGGATATTAAGAAGGCCAGGCGTATTACCCATCGACTCTGGATCTACAATAATGAGGCGGTGGAGAAATTCAGAAGTGGCGTATGGAAGGAGGTAGATCTTGGTCTAGCCCCCACAACTGATAATGATACAGATGCTCCGCATGAATTTCTCGAACAGCATATGTGGCATGATCTCGATGGGGATGGCTATAAAGAACCATATATCGTAACAGTGCATAAAGAGACTAGTCGTGTTGTACGAGTGGTAGCTCGTTTCATCGCTGATAATGTTGAGCTGAGTGGGCCGGGAAAGGTTAGCAGAATAACGCCAGATAACTATTTTACACACTATGGCTTTATACCAAATCCAGATGGCAGTATCAACTTCCTTGGCTTTGGCCAGTTACTAGAACCGATAAATGCCAGTGCCAATACTGTCCTCAATCAGCTGTTGGATAGTGGGACATTATACAACACAAGTGGCGGTTTCATTGGCAGAGGTGTCCGCCTCCGTGGTGGTACATTCTCATTCCGGCCAAATGAGTGGAAGCTGGTAGATGCGCATGGCAGTGCATTGAAAGAGAACATTGTACCATTGCCAGTGCGTGAGCCATCTACTGTTCTATTCCAGCTCCTGGGCTTTCTCATACAGGCTGGGCAGGACATTACGAGTGTCCAGGACGTATTAACTGGCGATAGTAAACTGGCAGCGAATATGCCAGTTGGTACGATGATGGCGCTTGTTGAACAGGGCTTGAAGGTTTTTACTGCCATCTACAAACGTGTTTACCGTTCTCTGACAGAGGAATTCAAGAAGCTCTACAATCTCAATGCCAGATTTCTCGAGCCTAGAGTATCATTTTTCATAAGTGGACACCCAGAACAATATGTAGAACAGAGTGATTATAAAATGGGCGACACACAGGTAATGCCAGTTGCTGACCCGGAATTGTCTAGTGACATGCAGCGCCTTTTAAAAAGTCAGGCCCTGAAAGAAGTGAGTGGTAGGCCTGGCCTCAATGAAGTAGAGGTGACGAGGCGACTGGTGCGGGCAGTACGGCCAGAGAATATGCAGGAACTGTTGCTTACGGATGGCCAGATTAGTGGAAAAGAGCCGACGCCCTGGACACCTCCGCCGGCACCACAAGCGATACTGGCACAGGCAAAGGCCCAGAGGATGATGCAGCAGGCGCAGGAAGCACAGATTCGCCTGCAGATGGATATGTTTAAATTTAAACTGGAACTGCAGGAAATTGAGAGTAATATTGGAAATGTGAAAGCTGATACCATGTTGAAGCTGGCTAAGACAGAAAGTGAAGGCCGATCTGATTTCATGGAATTTTATAAGATGGAAATGGACACGCTGGCCAGGGAAATAGAGGCGAAGGTGGCTGGTGTGAAAGGGGCTGTTGATGAATTTGCTGGTGCTGGTACAACGCCAGAGGGCCCAGAGCCGACGCTGGAACCAGGAATGTTGCCTGGCCCAGGAGCAAACAGGCCCGGTCCTACAATGATTCCAGGTAGAGCTAAGGGTGGGCCTGTAACAGCGATGGAACCGTATGTAGTTGGAGAAGAGGGGCCAGAGGTTGTAGTGCCGCAGGGTGGTGGTAAGTTTATTGTGCCAAATCCTATACATGTATTGGGATTAGATAAAAAACCAATTGTGCCACAACCAGGAATGGTAACTTATAATGATCCTACTGATTCAAGCAGGCCAGAGACAGAATAATGTACAGTGATAAAGAGATACAAATCAGTCCAGCAGAATGGCAGATATGGCGCAATATGCCTACTACCATCGCTATCTTCAACGCTCTAATGGACGAACGATCTATCATCGTACAACGCCTTGCGTTTGGTGAGACGTTGGAGAAGGCAGGGAGTGAGGTGAGGGAGACAGCGCTGGCTGTTGGAACGGTGCAGGGACTGACGATTATACTTGAAGATATAGAACTAACTATTAATGAACAATATAGGGAAGCAGAAGAGAGAAAACAAAAAGAAAGAGAGGAGATAGAATATGAGTAACACAATCCCGATCCCAGGCCTACGAATTGGTCCACTGGCACAGAAGAAGGAAGTGTCGGAGGAGATGGACTGCGGTATTGCTGAGCTGTGCGAGTATAAGTGTCTCATTTTACCTGATCCACCGGATGAAATAACAGCAGGCGGCATTGTGAAGGCCCGGGAAGCAATGAGACTAGAAGCGTTGAAAACGTGCAAGGCTACATTTATTATGAGATCAGATAATGCATTTAGAGACTGGGGTGGTTATATTCCTGAACCTGGTGACCGTGTTTACGTAGCGATTGCCAGTGGGATGATACATACTGGTCCTGATGGTAGGGAATATAGAATAGTTAATGACAAGGATGTAATTGGCAAATTGGCCGAATGAGGTTCCATGTTAAAATATAACATGAATCATTTGTAGAAAAACAAAGATAGAAAGGAGATAGAAATGGCTGCTGAAGTGGAAGACAGTAATATTTCGCCTGAAGTTGTAGACAGGGCTAAACAAATGGGCTGGAAGCCCATCGAGGAGTTCCGGGGAAATCCAGACAATTTTGTTACGGCCGAGAAATTCGTGGCTATGGCTGAGACCAGTCTCCCACATCTGAAAGGGACGTTAAAGGTCATGGAACGGAAGATGGCAGACCAGGATACCCTGTTGAGAAAGCAGACGGAAGAGATCGGTGGCCTCCGGGGTGATCTGCAGGAGTTTGTGGCGTTCTCAAAAAGTGCAGAACAACGGGCCTACGACAAGGCTGTTCGTGATCTAAAGATGCAACAGGTAAAGGCAAAAGATGATGGTGATCTGCCAGCCTTTGCCGAGGCAACTGAGCGGTTGGACGACCTGATAAAGGAATATCCGGCTGCCGCTGGGAAAGAGCCCACAAAAACAGCAACGTCGGCAGCTACAGTACCAGCACCTGATAAAGAATGGCATGACTGGATGAATGCTGAACCTGGCGCCTGGAATGAGTGGCAGTCAACGCAGACGTGGTACAATGAAGAGCCAGAAATGTTTGCCTATGCCCAACAGATGGATAAATTTCTGCTGACGAAAAATGGCTTTAAAAAGCCGAGGTCAGAGCATCTAAAGGAGCTGACGAAGCTGGTAAAAAAGAAGTTTCCAGCATACTTTGGTAATGCAGCTCGTGCGAAGGGCAGCCCAGTGGAAGGCGATACTGGTGGTAGTCCCAGTGGCGGTGATAAACATTCATACAATGACCTGCCGCCGGACGCCAAAGCACAGTGCGATAAGTGGTCAGGAAAAAATGGCAAAGGCACCGGCACACTGGGCGAGAACTTCACCAGGGAAGATTATTTAAAAAGCTACAAGTGGTAGGCAAAGATAGAGGGAGATGATCATGAGTAACAGTATACAGATAGATGAAACAGGTGGAAAGAAAGAGGAAAGCAAGAAAAGCCAACGGCAGTTGGAAGTCGAGCGCCTTCGGAAAATCCGAGTGGCTCCTGGCATCCCGAGCCGTAATCTCGATTATCCAGCGAGAGAAGGCTACGCAAGGCGTGTAGTATGTGATCGCCAGGGCCGGCTGGATAAATTTGAGAGGGGTGGCTGGTCGTACGTTTCACAGGATGCACTCGATGAGAAGAATCCTGGCACGCTGAAAGCCACGACAAGAGAGGGCGTCGACAGTCGTGTGAGTCAGGTGGTTGGCAGCCATAAAGACGGCCAGCCAATGAAAGGCTACCTGATGGAACTTCCGATAGAGTTGTACAACGAAGATCAAGCTGCCAAAATGGAACAAGTGGATGACTTGGAATCTGGCCTCCGGCAGGGCGCTGACACTGATGGTAGTGGCAAGCCAGGCAAGGATGGTCGGTATATTCCAAGCACTGGCATTAAAATTGAACAGAAAGGACGGCATCGTTAGTCGTCTGGGAGTATAAAAAGAATGGCAAACGTGGACCGGCGCTTTGGCCTTAAACCAGTTGACCATCTTCTTGGTCTCAATTGGTCTGCAAAGGTACAAAAGTGCTATATCCCGTCTACTGACAGTACCCGTGCAATGTTTATCGGGGATGCGGTAGACCTGGCTGGTTCCGCTGATGCTACTGGGAGATATCCTACTGTCACGCCTGTGACGGTGGGGGCGACTTATCCGATCTTCGGAGTCATTGTTGGCTTCGATCCTGATCAGGATGATCTGTCGTTGCTGTATCGGAAAGATGACACGGCTCGTTATTGCTATTGCATAACTGACCCGTTTGTTATCTACGAGATTCAGGCTTGTAGCAGTGCGGTTATTGCTGCTACAGCTGTCGGCGTCAACGGGTGTCTGATTGATACTCATAGTGGCGATACGGCGACTGGCTTGTCTGGCCTGGAACTCGATTCTGGCGTTAGTGTAACTCCCGCAGCAAATGCGACATATCCGCTTCTTATCCTGGGTGCTGTTCCCAGTGAGGACAATGATATCAGTGTTGTCAATGCAAGATGGCGGGTTCTCATTTCAATGCATAGACTGCTGCCGAACTATAGCAATACTGCTTACTTCGGCGCCTTGGGGGTTTAACCATGGCTTTAATCACTACAGGTTCAAATCCAAAAGCCATGTGGCCTGGTATCAATGCCTTAAATAACACTGGGGCCTTGCACAGGTAACTGTGATAAGATAATGCGCTGAATTGCTGGGACACCCTACCAGATAATGCTGAGGGCAATCAGCAGCTAAGGCTGGAAGAATAAAATGAATACGGTATATATGATCTATAACGAAGTTAATGATAAGGCATATATCGGCGTGACTACGCAGGATAATCCTCGTCACCGTTTGTATGAACATATAAGCCGTTATCGTCGTGGTGATAGAGATCACAAGTTATATCAGGCTATGAGAAAGTATGGAATTAAAAGCTTTTCTGTTATATTGCTTTGTTCTGTACTTGATAGGTCTGACTTACCACTGTTTGAGAAAGCCTTCATAGAATTCTATGATACTTTCGAGAATGGCTATAACATGACTTGTGGCGGAGATATTGTATCTGACGAAACTAAGGCTAAGATCAGCAAAGCGTTAACTGGCCGTAAGATTACTTGGTACGATAAAATTGTGGCTTCACGCTGGAATAATCCAAACGTGAGAAGTCCGAAGGAATATGTACCAACTGGAAAAAATAACCCAACATCTGTAGAGTATTTGGTTAGATTTCCAGACGGCCATGAAGAAAAATTTAGAGGCCTTAGAGAGTTTTGTCGGGAACATAATTTATCTCACAACCTGTTACTTGCTGTATTAAAAGGTTGGCAGACTCATCACAAAGGTTTTGTTCTTTTAGCAAAGTCCAACGACCAGCCCGGAAGGGCGTACACTCAAGCGAGTGGAAGCGGCGCACGTCCGACTCTTACAGAGGCAGAATTAGCAGAATTTTTGTAAGAAGGACGAAGATATGGTCTGGTCTGCATAGTAATATGCAGCAGCCGTCACGAACGGCGGGCCTGAATTAGCGAATCAGGCTGAACACAACGGGTTCGGGACTCAATACAAAGAGCACCAAGAACAATGGCCTGAACTGTTCTCTAAGAACACCAGTGAGATGGCGTGGGAAGAGGACGTACTGGCCACTGGCTTTGGATTGGCACAGGTGAAACCCCAGGGTTATGGTATTACGTATGATGATGAGTTGCAGGGTTACATCGCCCGATATACTCACGTTGTATATGCCCTTGGCTTTATCGTATCCTGGGAAGAGCAGTTGAATAATCTCTATGAAGTTGTGGGCAAACGGCGTGCTCAGCGTCTGGCTTTCAGTATGCGGCAGACAAAAGAGTGGGTGTGTGCGAATGTCTACAATCGTGCATTCAATGCTAGTTACGCTGGTGGCGATGCTGTGGCATTGTGCAGTGACAGTCATCCGACGAGCAGTGGTCTGCAGAGCAACATCCCCACAACGCCAGTTGATATCTGCGAGACTGGTATTGAGGATCTGATGGTGATGGTTGGCACTGCGAAGAATGACAAGGGGCATCCTATCGGCTTGATGGCTGAGAAGCTGGTTGTGCCCTGGCAGTTGTTCTACGAGGCCAATCGCATCCTGCAATCTGTACTGCAGAATGACAGTGCCCTCAATGCTATCAATGCGTTGAAGGTAACTGGTGCCCTGCCCCAGGGCATTAAGGTGAATAACTATTTCACCGATCCGGACAACTACTTCATTCGGACAAATTGCCCGTATGGGGCCAAGCTGTTCCAGCGGTATCCCATGACCTTCGATGAAGATAATGATTTCGACACGAAGAACATGAAGTATGCTGCTGTGGACTATTACTCGGTTGGGTGGAGTGACTGGCGTACTGTTTACGGCAGCCAGCCGGCGTAGTTTAACCCACAACCTTTTCAGGGCTGCCTGTTTCTAACGGCAGGCAGCCCCTTTCCCAAGAGGGTCTGGAAGAGGAGAATTAAGATGGCTAAGTTGTTTACAGCAGCAAAATCGTATGGGCATTGTATTGGTAAAGCATTTGACTACGGCGATATGACTGGCACTGTTGGCCTGTGGGTTGTCAGTGGTGGACCGATTGCGGTTACTAGAATGGGCTTTATGGTACAGACACTGATGGCCGGCACTAATACGCTGAAGTTTACATACACAGTATACGGTGGCGCTGCCGAGGATTTGTGTACTGCCACTGATACAGATGCAGCAGCCGTTGGGCAGTTGTTTTCAGTCTTGGGTGCTCAGGCTGATGCGTTGTATAAAACTGCAGTAGTTGGCCTTGGTGTAATAGCTAGTGCCTGGACTCATACACCTTTCGTTCTCAGCATTGGCCACGTTCATGCTGTTTTCTCCGCTGCGTCAACTGCTGGCGCTGGCATTGCCTTTATGGAATATAGTCCCCTTTCTCATACCACCAAAGTCTCGGTTGGTTAGTCCAACCATTCGGAGGTGATGATATGAGAACTTTAACTAACTACAAACAACAAAACGGAGGGACATACTATGCCAGTTCCTAGTCTCTCTCCGAGTGTATCGCCCTCGGTCTCGCCCTCGGTATCTCCGAGCGCAAGTCCGAGTTTGTCGCCTTCTGTTTCTCCTTCGGTATCACCAAGTCCGAGTGAGTCACCGAGTTTATCTCCATCTGCGTCGCCTTCTCGTAGTCCCTCAGCGTCGCCTTCTACATCTCCATCTACCTCACTGTCGCCGTCTGCTTCACCTTCGGCGTCACCGAGCATTAGTCCATCTATATCACCGAGTCCGTCTGAGAGTCCGTCGGTTAGTTCTTCTTTGTCACCTAGCCCATCAGCCTCTCCGTCGGTTAGTTCTTCTTTAAGCCCGAGTCCGTCGGCCTCGCCGTCAGCTAGTCCATCAGCTAGCCCATCAGCTAGTCCGTCGGCTAGTCCCTCGGTTTCTTTTTCTCCGAGTCCATCAGCTAGTCCATCAGCATCACCGTCGTTAAGCCCGTCAGCGTCTCCATCTATATCGCCTAGTCCATCTCCATCTGTTTTATCGGTTGGTGGCAAGACGATAAATATCACGTTAAGTGATATGACGACTGATATTGATTTCGCTGACTATTTCCCCAACGGTGTGAAGATAGCTGGCATTGGCTTCAATGCATCTGGTGCTGGTGACATACTTGTGCTGAAGGATAGAACAGCAGATGGAGTAATTGTGGCTGTCATTCACGGAACTGGCAATATTGTCTACTCCGAGAGTGTTTGGCATCACCTGTACTTGGACGTTAGTGCTTGTACAGTTGCTGTTCCGGGTAATGCTCTTTTGATTATCCAGCTCGCATAGGAGGAAAACAATATGCCAGTCTTTGGTGGTAGTAGTGACAGTGTTGGATTGGATGGATCTACTGGTGGGAAATGGGGATCTGCTGGATTTGATGATGAGCAGATCACTGTTGATGGCCTTAAAACTCTAACGGCTGCTAAAATAGGGCCGGCTGGTACAACTGAAACGCTGGTTATAATTCAGGTGGATGCGGCTAATATCCGATGGCGGATAGGTGCTAATGCAACGGCAGCTATTGGTGTGCAGATGGTAGCTGGTGATGCTAATGTATTTGAAATAGCTGACGCCGCCCTTGAAGCACTGACAATGTATCCTGTGAGTGGTACGCCAGTTGCTAATGTGCAGTATCTTTATCGGTAAAGAGCAAAGAGATGCCAATCATGACTGGCAGTGTGCCAAAGGCATTGAGGCCATCAAAATTAAAGAAGCCAAAGAAGCTAAAGAATAAGACACAAAAACCAAAGCCAGTATCTCCAGTGAAAGATATGTTGAAGGGGGCGTTGGTGGAAAAGCTGATAAAACGTAAATAATCGGCCGAGGATCCATGTTAAAATATAACATGAATGGCGTGGAACCTCGTGGTGGGGAATAGATAAATGTCGCCTATACTTTGCTCCTGTGGCTGTGGACAGATTATAAGACTCGGTAAAATTCCTCATAAAGCTTATAAAAATGATAACGGCTATATGGTGGTTTATGACAGGTCACACCCGAAATCTGGTCGTAATGGATTAGTGTTTGAACATACGTTGGTAATGGAGAAAGCACTGGCTAATCGCAGAACCGATAAAAACTGTTGTGGTTAAGGTGCCAGAATGACATACTCTCCTGGAGATAACTGGATTATATGTGACTTAAGTGGCAAGAAAGTACTTATGTCGCAGTCCAGAAAAACATGGGATGGACTCAGGGTTCATCCAGATTTTTGGTCTCCTAAACACCCTCAACTTGATCTCAAGGGTATTCCAGACCACATGGCAGTTGTGGATGGCCGTTCTCGGCCGGCTATTGTTTATACCACAGTGCAATATGGCTGGGGTTCATTTTGTCTCACTAGTCCAAATGGAACGAACTATGTTGTGTGGATAGATGATGAAGGGGCTGTGTTTGTAACAGAAGATACGTGGGGTACTCCTCGCAATGTGTTTTATATTGGACAGTACGGTGTTACGGTAGATAACGATGGCGCTCTTCATGTTGCTGATTATCATGTTATTAAGAACATAACGCCCTGGAAATTATATTCAGTAGCTGGAACTGGCTTTAATGTATCTATTGACACTGACCTCGCTATGTTAGTGAACGAGATATAGGTGGGTTGAATGGCAACTTCTGGTGTAAGATCGTTTAACGTGACGAGAAATGATATCATACTGCTGGCCCTTGAGGATATAAAGGCGTATGCTCCCGACTTCGAAACGCCTCCACCAGCTGCCATTACTCGAGCTAACAAGCGCCTCAACATGATGGTCAAGGCTATGCAAGCGGCTGGCGTTGGCCTGTGGCTTAATGACTGGATTCAGGTTCCCCTACAGGGTGGAACATCAAAGTATACTCTTAACAGTGGGCCAGCCAGCCGATATATGATGTATCAGACTGTAGGCGTAGCTGCAGCAGCTGGAGCAGTTACTATTACTTTAACTGATGCGTCTGATGTAGATGATACTAATATAATTGGGATTGAAACTGATGATAACTGGATCTACTGGACAACAGTTAGTGGCGCTCCGATAGGAAATGTTGTTACTCTGGCAGGTGCATTAGGTGCGCTGGCGTCAGCTGGTAATTCAGTCTTTTTTTACCATGCTGATGAAGTTATACCACAGCCTATTGCAATTAACTCAGTTAATCTGTGGACACCTGATGGATCAGAAGTGACAATGATGGGAACTATTACCTTGCCTGGAGGAAACATGCGGTCGTTGACTCCAGCTAGCCGGCAAGAATATTTATCACTACCCAATTCATTTAGTTCAGGTCCACCGACTCAGTACTATTTCGATCGACAGTTAAGTAATGCTGATCTATATGTCTGGCCTGTACATACTGATATGTCATGTGTGTTAATAGTTGATTGCCGTATTCCTATTCAAGACTTTGTTAATATAGATGATGCGCCAGATTTTCCAATAGAATGGGCTGATGCTCTGCATTATAGTCTTGCTCTGCGTCTCTTATCCGTCTACGATGTGCCACCGAAGATAGCGCAGTACGTAACACAGATGGCATCTGTCACAATGCAGGATGCAGATGGTTTCGATAGAGAACAGAATGTGTCAGCGTTTCTGACACCGAGTGAGTATTAATAATGGGATATTCACCCTCACCTTCAGCTTCACCGTCGGCGTCTCCTTCAATTAGTCCGTCGGTTAGTCCGTCTGTGTCTCCATCCATATCACCCTCGATATCTCCGAGTCCGTTACCTGAATTAACTGGCTTTGGTGATGTGGTTTTATATCGAAGAATTACAAATCCAAGGTTTCTAGAGCAAGATAATGATGGTAGGCCGGCAGCTGGCTATCTGGTGTACACACTGGTGGCTGGTACTGTAGACACGCTGGCAGATACGTATAGTGATGTTGGCTTGACTGCACTGAATACTAATCCTATAGTTCTAGATATACACGGTGAAGCTACTATATTCTCAACGGTTGATCTTAAATTAGTGTACACAGCCCCAGACGGAGATTTAACAAGTCCAATATGGACTGAAGATTATTATGGAAATAGAAATACTAACTTCGTGACAGGAGAGGCTACGCCTGTTACAGTTGGGAATAATTACGTAGTAACGACAGTGCCAGCTATAACTTCATTGCTAGAAAGTTTCATGCTTATCATGATTCCTGATGTAGATAATATAGATACAATTGTGTCAACTGTTTTCACTGGCACTGGTTCTAATGATCTGACAGCTAGTGGCCCGTATGTGGGGAGTACGCCAGGATCTATCTTCTCATTGGAAATTGATACAACGGTGCAAGCACCACCAATTGCACCTACTGCTGTTTTGTCTGGTGATGCTGGTTCTGTAATTGCTGGCAATCATTATGTTAAAATGACTGCAGTGACGGCAGATGGAGAAACAGTACCGGGCGATGTGTCAGCTCTGGTAGTTGGGGATGATAATCACGCTATTGATGTATCTGATATACCAGCGTTAGCTGGTGAAATAACTGGGTATAATCTATACATGACGGAGGCTGGTGGTACTACCTATTACTTGGTGAATACAACGCCTATAACAGATACGACGTACCAGATAGATATAATGGATGTAGTACTGGTAACTCATGCTGAGGCACCAACGGAGAATACAACTGGTGCTGGCTCTGCTGATACGTTCAAGTGGCGGAAGGATGGAGGTGCTTGGACGGAAGGCGTGGTGATTACCTCAGAGGATCAAATTTTAATAGAAGGCGTAACAGTTGTATTTGCCTCATTAACTGGCCATGTTTTCGAGGATACATGGGCTATTACAGTGATGACGCCAGCTCGAGTTAATCTGGATGGGCTGGGGAATATGCTTATCTACAAGAACAAGGGCGGGGAAATAGTTCCGTTAGATGGCGGAGATATGAAGTCTGGCTATCCGGCCTTGCTACTTATTAATAGTAGTCTCACTGGCTGGCTGTTGACAAACCCTGCTTCACCAGTTGTTAGTGCTCCAACGATATCGGCTATTAGGTATAGGAAGAATCTAGTGGCTGATTATGATATAGTATATAACGACCAGGGAAAAGAATTGAGTTGCGTTGGCACGTTCCGAGTTACTCTCCCGCCGTGCCCTGAGTTTGCTAATCGTTTTGTGTATGTGCGAAATACAGGCGACGGTGTTATAACAATAGATGCTGGCGGTTATTTGATAAAGGGCTATGGCAGCGTGGCTGGCAGAACTACTATTACGCTGGCAAGAACGTGGGAGTGTGTGCAACTAGCAACTGATGGAATCGATTGGCACATTTTAACAGTAGTGGTATCTCCTGTGGCATCCTATAATAGTGAAGGTGCTGGCCCTACTGGTGGTTTAGATATCTACTCAACTCCGGGCGTTTATTACTGGACTTGTCCTGCTGGAATTACTGCTGTGAGTCTGAGCTGCACTGGAGGCGGTGGGGGCGGCGGTGGTGCTACT